GTTCAATGGCCTGCGTCATCAGGTCGATCAGATCGGCGCCCGAACCGGCGTTTTTCGTGAGATCCGACACGTCGATGTTGCAGACGCGCACGACATAGCGCCAGTCGCGCAGCGTGAGGCCGACGTCCCACTTGTAGTGCGTGCGGTAGCCTTGGTACCGGCCGCCGGCTGCGTCGGTCAGGGTGTCTTCGCCAAGATCGCGCGACTGCAAGCCCACGGGCGAGCCCTTCGGGTAGATCGCGTGGCAGGTATTCGGCCCCCACACAACAAGCCAGACCGAAGCGTTGTCGCTGCCCGTGCCGCTGGCGTCGATGATGTTGATTGCGTTTTCAGCGGACAGACTGTTGTAGCGCGGCGCAAGCCCGGTGAACTTCTCGGGGTCGAGACTGCTGTCGCCGTAGAACAGCGTGGTGGCGAGCGTCTGGTTCAGACCTTCGATGAAGGCGCGGTCTTCCGACAGCCGCCACGCCGCCGAGTTGCCGTTGAGGTCGGCCAGGGCCTTGTCTACTTCGGCGTAGGTTTCGAGCATGCCCATGCTGTCCTTCACCTGCACGGTGCGGGACTTCTCGGGCTGCACGCCGTAGTTGAGCTTCCGCCACGTGCCGGTCGGGAGGCCGGAGCGCACGGTGGTCTTGTGCTCGGTGAAGCCGTTAGCCTCGATGACGGTCATGTCGGCGAGAATCTCGTTCGTCTCACTGAGCATCTCGACGATGTTTGGATCGATTTTGCCGTCCGGCCCCAGGCGGGCGGCGATATCGGCAAGGGTCGGGTTGGTGCTGGTCAGGGTTGCCATAGGTACTACTCCTTACGGGTTCATGTTGGATGCCGCGTACAGCCGGCGTGCGTCGTTGCGGTTGTCCTGTCCGCCCTGGCCGGTGACGACCTTGTCGTCCTCGCTGATCGCCTTGCCCACCCGGTAGAACGCCCGGATGATCTCGGGATGGTTGCCAAACCCGGACTCGTTCAACAAGGTGCGCAGCTCCGGCGTGGCGAAGGCGTCGAGCGCTTTCTTCGCGGTGCCAAGGTTTTCAGCCAGTTGCTCGCCGCCGAATTCCTTGTCCGCCTCGGACGAGGCTCTCCACTCGGCGCGGGCGGCTTCGATCCGTTCCGCCTGGCGGGATTGCAACAGCGGCGCCATGCGGTCGAGTACGGTCTGCGCCCGGTCCTGCGACAAGTCCAGTTCCTTCGCGACATCAGCGAAAGCGCCGATGACGGCGTCGTCGAACTGCATGCCCTCTGGGACTTGGAACTCGTAGCTTTCCGGTGCGCCGGCAGGTTTGGCCTGCGCAGTGCCCGCGGTCGGCGGGTTGCCGGCATCCCCCGCAGCAGTAGCGGGCAGCCCAGCGTCTGTTGCGGATGCAGGCGCGTCGTCGGTGTTGTCAGCCGCCAGCATCGTTTCGTTGCTCATCGTTTCTTTCCTTCAACATTGCCAAGTAGCTATCGGGACACAGCCGTTTGGCCATGCGCTCGTTGTACTCGCCCTCGACCTGCATCCCGCTCGTGAAGGCCATAGTCAGCGCGTTCGTGCTGAAAACACAGTCTCCGGCCCTCGAACGTCGGATTATCCCGTCGACGATCCGCCGGCCACGGCGGGTGTGCATCAGCCACGTGAAGTCGGCTTCTTCCGTCTCGCGCTGCAGCTTGTCGTGCAGGTCGATGTCGGCCTTCGCACGGGCCAGGCTGTGAACATCGGTCGGGTCGTATCGGCGCATACGCGCAGGTTATGCGTGCCGGCCGGCGGTACGTGCACCGAGCGGTCTGGTCACTACGCGAGGATCCGAGCAGCAGCGCCAACAGGCAGAACACCGTCGGCTTCGAGCTGCGTGATTGCCTCAGACGCCTGCTCCGCGAGGAACGAGATATCGCTATCAGTCGGAGACAGCACGAGGCACTGCGCAAGAACGGAGTTGCCGGCCACCCACGCTGCAGCGATGGCCTCTTTCTCCGGCTGCGTCAGGCGGGCGGTGATCTGGCGCTGCGTCAGCTCAACCGGCGGCGGATACTGGCGATCGGATCCAAGGCTGGCCCTCCAAGATTTCGGATTCGGTGGAGAAAACACCCAGCAGACATTGTATTGCGGATCTCCGCCGTCGGCGATGACTGCGGCGCGGGCTTCCGCTTCGGTTTGGAAGTACATCAGTGACATGGCTTTATCCCTGTGGTCGGTGGTGCGTTGGAATACTGGCCCTTACGGGTCCATCCCACTGCCGGCGACGAAGATAGCATCCATCTCGGCAATACTCTGCGCGTTCGTCATGGCTCCCTGAATCGCAACGCGCAACGCATTAATGTTCGCATCGGTTCTGCGAATAGTGGCGTTGTGGTAGCCCCAGTAAAGCCGCTGGGAAAAGTTGCCGGTCGGGGCGATTTGATCAGCAGGGTCTTTCGCATCAATCCCGACTACCCCACGTATGTACGTCTGGATAGCCTGACATCTCGCACGACCTATGGCATCCGCGCCGCGAAGCAATTGCAGGGTTGTCAGTACGATTGATCGCGGATCGACAACCGCTTCTGCCGGGGGCATATCTTCGCCAGTCAATACCGTGATTCTTGCCCCCTCCAGGATAACCCTAGGTTGCGGTGTTGCTTCTGCGGCTGCTTTTCCAGTAGCCGTGTTTGGGAATTTATCAATTGCCATGATTACGCTCCGTACTTAACTGAAAAATCCCGCAACCATCCGCAAAATGACGTGGCATTAGACACGGTTTGGCAGGTCAATACGAGCGTTTGATCGACTGAATGGTCTATTTCAGTAACATCGCCACTGATACCGCTACCACCGAGTCCGACATAAGAATCCAGACGAACCCCATGCTGCATGTTTTGCACACCAGCATTTTGTTTGAAAAAATCAAAATCCTGCATGTACGAAGACGATGTGCGCTGAATAGACGCAACAGTAGTAGTTCCCACCTTAAGTCTAATGTTTCTCGCTGACGCGGAGCTAGGGTGCCTGACAGAAACCAACGCCCGCCACAACCCATTCGGCCCCATGCTGCCCCCCGGAAACACGATACTCGTTGCTACTATTTCGCTAGTGCTCTGCGTAATCCTTCCCGGTGTCAAATTTGGATGCTGAGTTGGAGAGGATGGGATTGTTGGCGTCCCCATACCGGGATACGTTTCCTGGAACACTTCGCCGTCCGTATCCGATGTCATACGGAAAAAGTACCAGCCACCAGAAGCCAATCCCCCGGCGCTTGCTGGGAGATACATGTACCCCCCGCCAGGGCTCTTTACAAAGTTCCAAAAGCTTGTGAAAACGGCAGCACTAAGCGTGAAAACAGCATTTGTACCGCTAAAGCTCAGCCCTGTGGAGCCGCCGTCCCCGGCGAGAATCACAAAAGGGATGCCGGATTCAAACAGCGTCTGCGCAAACGGGAACCGCTCGCCCCCTAGCGCGTCCTTGTACCCAACGACGTTTCCTGTAGCGCTGTCCTTCAACCACTCGATACTGCCGTCGATAATGGTGCTGCCCATTTTCGTTGCTCCTGTCAGGTATAGCCGCTGAACGCGCGGGTAACGTCCGTCAGCGCGTTTGGTTTCGTTGTGTCGACACTGCCGAGCTTCTGTGCCGCGTCGGCGCCTTGCTGGAGCATCGCCACCTGCTTCTGTGCCGTTGCCGCCTCGGCCCGTTGCTGCCGGATCAGCGCCACCTTGTCGCCCGGCACGACCATCTCCGGGTCGATACCCAGCATATCGGCGTAAGCGTCCGCCCAGCGGTCGGCGTCGAGCTTGTCAAGAACTTCCGGCTTCATGGCAGCGACGGCACCGACGTTGCCGACGAAGCGATCGACAGAGTTCGTTGCGATGGCCCGCTGCGCCTGGGCCAGCATCCCGAAGAATTCGACGTTCATCTCCATGCCCTGCAGCTCCTCGGGCGGCGGCGGCACGAGGTTCGCCGCGACCATCTTGGCGAAAGCGAGTTCGATCAGCGGGTCCAGGATTTCGTTGTGCATGCGCTCCAGCACCGGGCCGAGCATCAGCAGCTTTTCTTCGTGCCGCTCTGCCACTTCGGTCGCAGTCATTTGCGTGTTTGCGCCGTTGGCGAGCATCAGGAACAGGTCGGCGTAAAAGCCCGCCCGGATGCGCTCGCGCACGTCCTGAATGTCGGCCAGCAAGTGCGCCAGGTCAAGGTCGCTCTGGTACGCCGGCTTGATGCCGCCGGATGCCCCCGCGACATCGACGAACGAGATGCCGCCTGGCAGCACGTCGATGTCGCGCGCCTTCATCGTCGCCGGTACCTGCAGCGCGGGCTTCGTCTTCGCGTCGATGCACTCCGCCTTGCGGAGTTGCTGGTGCTGGAGCTGCTTGATATCGCCGAGCACTTCCATACCCGGCGAGTTGCCGTAGATGTCGCCGCCGGCCACCGCCCAGCGCGGGCAGAGCGCCGGCATATCCCGGAAACCCGATTCGCGAAGGAACGCGCCCCCGTCGCAGGCGACTTCGAAGTAGGTCGATCGCCACGGCATGTTCTGCGCATCGCGCCGGGACGGATCGCGGTCCCGGCGCGGTTCAACCGCATGCATCACCGTGACCCACTGATCGAGCGCGCCCCGGTCGTAGAGGTTGCGCACGGTGTTGCTGCACTTCCGCTCGCCGAACTCGCGCACGAGCTGGCCGACCGTCTGCTGGAACTCGCGGTATACCGTGTCGACGCGCCCGCGGCTGCCCGTAGCGATTGCGTATTCGCCGACAGTCAGGACGTGGTGGTGGATGACCGTGTCGAAATCTGCGAGTACGATACTGCTAGCCGTGCCAAACGCGCCAAGCTCCTCATACATCGCGTGGAGCGCGCGGTACGTGTTGGATTTCGCAAAGACCATTTGCATGATGCGCGTGACATCGGCCAGCCATGCTTTGACCCCCGCTGACTCGTCAAGCTCCGGATCAGCGGTCGTCAGCCTGAACCACGGCCTCGCCGGGCTGGTCATCCCGGCCATCATCCCGGCGGCGAGCACGCGCAGCGCGCGCGTGCCGGTCGAGTCATAGATCGCGTTGTGCCGCTTCTCGCCGCGATTGCGGTCGGTCGCCAGGAAGCGGCCGGCCCGCGGCAACAGGTAGTCGGAGATCTCGCGCCAGTGCGAGAGCCAGCTCGATCGCTCCGCGCGAAGGTCGGACCAGCGCTCACACAGCAGTCGGCGGGGATTGCCGTCGGTGGGAAGCATCACATGCCCAGCAGCGTGGTGCGGCCGAGCTGCAGCGCGTCTGGCGATACGCCTTGCGGCCCCGTCAGCATGGTGCCGGAAGGCCCACCACGCCCCGCCTGCGCCGCGGCGTCGCCTGCTGCGCTGCTGTCGGCGCGCCTTGACGCGGTGCGGTTGGCCGCTTCGTCGGCCCGCTTGTTGGCGTCCTCTGTGGCCTTCTCCTGACGCCGAGCGCTTTCCTCGGCCTGCACCGCGGCCTGCCTGACCGCCTTCTCCCGCGCCTTTTCCTGCTTTTTCGCGGCGTTGTTGCTCATAACGGTGCTGGCCACCGTGGCGGCGGCGGCGACTGCGGTGACAACTCCAGACACGTGCTTACTCCCCAGTGATGGTGATACGGTTCAGTGCGCCGGGATGTCGCGACAGCAGCAGGTCGGCCTCGGCGGTGAATTCGTCCTCGGCCTCAGCCACCGTCTTCGCCTGCGTGGCGAATACCATCGTCAAGCGGGTGTCGGCGTGCGCCAGGAAGGCCTGCCGGCGGTGCGCACTTGCGGCCAGGACGTGATGCCCGACCAGTTCCACCGCTTCGCCGCCGAGATTCGCGGTCGCGTGACCGTCGAAAATCAGCACGGTCGGTACCCGGACAAGCGCGCCGGTCAGCACCACGCCCTCGGGGATGCATACGGTTCGCGTGTACAGGCCGCCGTGTAGGACGTGCTCTGTGCCGATCGGGACTTGCGGCATGGCCAGTAGCCGCGCCTCCAGTTCGCGCACCTTGGCGATATCCTCATCCCGCATCGCAGGCACGTGGTTTTCTGCAACGACGATGTTCATTCGGCCAACTCCCGGAAAAAAACGCGGTTTGTTTCGGCATAACCGGCGTGCGGCAGGATGCGTTCCAGCCGCCCGCCGCGCGGCGCGGTGACGTACAGCCCGTCGACGCCGTTATCCCGCGCTACCTGTTCCGCAGCGCGCAGCAGCTTCAGCCCGGCGCCGCTGGCGCGGTGTGCCTCCGCAACGAACAGCGTTTCCGTGCTGGCGATCAGCCGGCCGGAGTAGTGCGGTACGGGGGTGATGAGGACGGCGCACATACCGACCAGCTCCTCACCGACGAAGACGCCCAGCGAATGCAGCAGGCCGGCGGCGATCCAACCCTCGTAGCAGGCCCGGTCGGGCAACGAGCCGACCATGCGCGGGTTGCGCAGCGCCTCGTCCCGGTACTCGTCGCAGAGGGCGGCGAACGTGGGGGACTCGAAGGCTTCGGCGGCGGTGATCGGGCGGACGACAGGTTCCATGCCGCGGAGCGTAGAAGCCAGCGCGCGCGGTACGTGCACCGCCCCCTGCGGCTTGCAGGAAGGGCCTACCACGCGTTTTCAGCCCGCGGCGCAGCCCTTCGCTTGTCCAGCGGCAGGAAAACGCCCCACAGCGCGCTAGCGCAGGTTGGCGTAGGGGTCGTATGC